ATAACAGAAACACCAAAAGAAACAAATGCAGATATAATATTTATGGTATCAAACGCATTACATAAAAGCAGAGCAGGTAATTACGAAATAACAAAACAAGATAAACTTTATTATAAAAAAATAATTAAACAATATGGCAAGAGGTAGAAAAGCAAAAGGGTTAGGTGATACAATAGAACAAATCACCACAGCAACAGGAATTAAAGCAGTAGTAGATAAGATAAGCGAAGTAACAGGTGTAGATTGTGGTTGTGATGACAGAAAAGAAGCACTTAATAAGTTATGGAGTTATAGAAGCACAGAAAACAAAACGTTAAATTGTTTGTCAGAAGATAGCATAGCGTTTTTAAAAGACTTCTTACCAAACCAACCAGAGCAATTATCTATTAAAACACAAGAGAAGTTAAAAGCTATTTACAAAGAAGTATTTAATATTAACTTTCAAGGTAGTAATTGTGGCTCTTGTTGGAGAGATATGATTAGAGAATTACAGCAAGTATATGATGCAACTATCGTTTAACGTTTAAACATAACTTTTAACTATGGGATTTGAAAAAGGAAATAAATTAGGAAAAGGTAGGCCACCTAAAGTAGAAGAACAAAAAGTAAATACTTTATTTGTAAACGCACTTAAACAATTATACAATGCTGATACAGATGATGAAGCTAAAATTACATTTGTTAAGAATACTTTAATGGATAGCCAAAGAGGTCAGATATTTATTGCAGAGCATATATTTGGCAAACCAAAAGAAACAGTAGAAACAACGCACAACATAAACGATTTTAACATTAAGGATATTTTTAAAATTAATGATAAATCTAAATCAGAAGTATAACTTACTCGGGGCTGATAGTAGGTACTTTGTAATTACAGGGGGTAGGGGTTCCGGTAAATCTTACTCCCTTAATTCGTTTTTATTATTACTTACTTACGAGGTTGGACACGTAATATTATTTACACGTTATACTTTAACTTCTGCACACGTTTCTATTATACCAGAGTTTATCGATAAAATTGAAACAGCTGATTTAAGCCACGATTTTTATATTACCAAAGATGAAATAGTAAATCTTAAAACAGGTAGCAAAATTTTATTTAAAGGTATTAAAACAAGTAGCGGTACTCAAACTGCAAACTTAAAATCTTTAGCTGGAGTTACTACTTGGGTATTAGATGAAGCAGAAGAATTAAACGATGAAGATACTTTCGATAAAATAGATTTTTCAATACGTGCCAAAGGAATACAAAACAGAGTTATATTAGTTTTAAACCCTGCAACAAAAGAACACTTTATTTACAAACGTTTCTTTGAAAGCAAAGGTATTGCAGATGGCAGTAATTTAATACACAAAGATACAACCTACATACACACAACCTATTTAGATAATTACGAAAACCTATCAGAGTCTTTTATATTGCAGTTAGAAGATATGAAAACTCGCAGAAAGCAAAAGTACAATCATCAAATAATGGGTGCTTGGTTAGAAAAAGCAGAGGGAGTTGTATTTACTAATTGGCAGTTTGGAGTATTTAACCCACACAATTTACCTACTTCATTTGGTTTGGACTTTGGTTTTAGTATTGACCCTGATACACTAATAGAAGTTGCAATAGACAAAGACCATAAAAAGATTTACGTTAAAGAGCATTTGTATCAAAATGGTTTACGAATGGAAGAACTCGCAAAAATATGTACAGATAAAGCAACTAATAAATTAATAATAGCTGATAGTGCAGAGAATAGGTTAATAGTTGATTTAAGGCACAAAGGTTTAAATATAGAACCAATTAAAAAAGTAAATTTTGAATACGAGAAAAGTGAAAGTTTTTTAAACCGTGCTTATTATGATAATGCTTCAAAAGAATATGGTAATCTAAATTATCAATTTAATAACGATGGTTCTGATTATACAATTAAATTACCATTTGAAAATTTAACATTTAATAAATTTACAGGTACTAATTTACAGGTAGGGTTTTCGCTTAATAAAGAATTTAAACCATACATACCAAAACCAATTATTTTATATCAATACGAAAATGCAGCTTGTAGTTTTTATTTTAATAATAACGTTTCAACAAATCATATTACAAATTATAATGTATTTGGGCAGGATGTAAAATATCAAACCAATATACATACATTAAATTGGGGTATTGAGTACAGCAGTTATAACTTACAAACTATTAACAATACGTTATTTAAAGATTATTATTTTGATTATTTGAATAACTTATATTCTTTAAAATCGAGAATGGTTAAAGTAAGTATGCGTTTACCTTATTCAGAGCTATTAGCGTTGCGTTTAAACGACCGAATTGTAATACGTGATAAAAGGTATATTATAAATTCTTTTACAACCGATTTAGATACCTACGAAAGTAAGTTTGAATTAATACAAGACTTTAGAACTTTAAATTTTAATAATTCATTAATATTTGAAATTGATAATTTAGCAAGACCATTTAAAATAAACACAGTAGGTAGAGTAGCTTTAACTTGGAGTATTTTAAACGACCCAACAGGGCAAATAATAAGTATTACAAATGCTGATACCTATGTAGAATTAGATTTAAAATCAAATACTTCAGGTGCAGAAAAAATATATAGCGTACAAAGTAATTTAGGAGATATAATAGTAATAAGACAAGCGAGATAATATGTTAAAATTAGTAATACAAATGCTTGAGTTTCAAAAGTTTGGCACAAGCGAAGCAATAGATATTGCAAAAGGAAAATACAGATTACCAGATACACTAACCGAACTTAAAAGAGCAATAAAATGGCAATTAAAAAAACAATAGAAATTGATGTAAATGCTAACGCAGCAGAAAAAGACATTAACGACTTAAACAAATCGGTTGTAAGGTTAGAAAATTCTGTAGAAGATTTTGCAAAGACAGGTAAAAAGTCTTTAGACAATATAGATAAGAATGTAAAAGAAACAGAGAAAAGCACAAAATCATTAAGCGAGGGTTTTAAAGCAACAGGTGTAGCATTAAAAGCTATGGGTATTGGTTTAGTTATTAGTTTAATGACAACGCTAAAAGAAATTTTTACAAGCAATCAAAAAGTAGCAGATTTATTTAGTGTAGTATTAGGTACTGTTTCAAATGTATTTAGTCAAATTACAAACGTAGTAGTTTCTGTTGTTGAAAAAGTAGGCAGTGCAAGTAAAGGGTTTGAGGGTTTAAGTGCTGTAATAGGTGGTTTGTTAAAGTTAGGTTTAACACCATTAAAAGCTGCATTCTTTGGAATTAAATTAGTTATTGATGAAGTACGTTTAGCTTTTGAGGAAAGTATTTTTGGCGACAAAGATGCAAAGACAATTAAGAAACTTACAGAGCGAATAGATGAAACAAAAGCAAGTTTAAAGAAAGTAGGAACTGATGCAGTAGAAGCTGGTAAGCAAGTAGGTAATAATATTGGAAAAGCAATTAGTGAAGTAGGCGCAGTTGTAGAGGGTACTATTGATGGGGTTAGTAAAATATCTATTGCAAGTGCATACGAACAAGCAAAGGCAAATGTTAATTTACAAAACACAGCAAAATTAGCAGAAGCAAATCAAGCACGTTTAGTTGAGCAATACGATAGACAAGCAGAAAAATTAAGACAAGTTAGAGATGAAGAACGTAATAGTGTTGAAGATAGAATAAAAGCTAATAATCAATTAAAAGATGTTTTAGAAAATCAGCAATCTGCTATGTTAGCACAAGCAGCAGCACAAATAGCAGCAGCACAATCTACACTTTCACAAAATAATAATATTGAAAATCAAGTTGCTTTAACAAATGCTTTAGCAAACCGTGAGGGAGTTTTAGCACAAGTTGAGGGTTTACGTTCTGAACAAAAAGCAAATGATTTAGCATTAAATAAAGAGTTAATAGATTTAACTAAAACTAAACAAGAAGCAGAAACTACTTTAGCAATTAATGAAGCTAACTTTAATGCTGAACGTATTAAAAATGAAGAAGCACAATTACAAGCTAAAAAGAATGCTTTAGAACAAAATAAAATAATTGAGTTAGAGCGTTTACAAAGTGTAATTGATGGTGCTAATGCAGGAACTCAAGCAAGAGTAGACGCAGAAAATGAATTTGCTTTAAAGAAGCAAGAAATAGACCAAGCAATTATATTAGCAGAAGATGCAATAGAAGAAGAAAAAAGAAATAAAAAAGTAGAACAACAACAAATAATAATTGATAATGAACTGTTAGCATTTGAAGCAAGGAGAACAGCATTAAACGAACAAGAGCGAATATTATTAGAAGATAAAGCATTAAGCGAAGAACAACGTGCTGTTATTGAAAAGAAATATTCTGATGACAGAAAGAAATTAAAAGATGAAGAAATTGAAAAAGAAAATCAATTATTCAATGCTAAAGCAGATTTTGCAAATCAAGGTTTAAATTTACTTCAAGAAGTTGCAGGTAAAGGTTCTAAAATAGGAAAGGCAGCAGCAATAGCACAAACTATTATAAGTGGTATTCAAGGTGTGCAAAACGCATATACAACTGCACAAAAATCACCTATTACTGCTTTATTCCCTGCCTACCCTATTGTTCAAGCAGGTTTAGCTGGAGTGTTTAGTGCTTTACAAATTGCTAAAATGAAATCAGCTTCTGCTTCTGGCGGTGGCGGTGGTGGTAGTGTTGGTGGCGGTGGCGGTGGTGCTGCACCATCTATGCCTGCTGCACCACAGTTTAACGTTGTAGGTAATACAGGAATTAATCAATTAGCAAGTACTTTAGGTAACCAACAACCAATACAAGCGTTTGTAGTTGCAAACCAAGTTACAAGTCAACAAGCGTTAGATAGAAATATAATTAGCAACGCAAGTATAGGATAAAAAATAACAAAATAGAGAAATTAATGTTTTTAAATAAAATAATATGAACCTGATAGAATTAATAATAGACGATAAAGATGTTTTAAGTGGTGTAGATGCAATTTCAGTTGTAGAAACTCCTGCTATTGAGTCTAATTTCGTAGCGTTAAAAGCTGAAGAAATTAAACTTGCACAAGTAGATACTGAAAAACGTATTTTAATGGGTGCGGTTTTAATTCCTGAAAAGCCAATTTACAGACGCAACGGAGAAGATGAATATTATATTTACTTTTCAAAAGATACTGTAAACAAAGCAAGCCAATTATTTTTTCAAAATGGTAATCAAAACAATTGGACTTTAGAACACGGAAAAGAAATTAAAGGTTTAACCGTAGTTGAAAGTTGGATTGTTGAAGATATGGCAAAAGACAAAAGTGCTATTTACAATTTAAGTGTGCCTGTAGGTACTTGGATGGCTTCTGTTAAAGTTGAGGATGATGGTATTTGGAATGACTATGTTAAAACAGGTAAAGTAAAAGGTTTTAGTTTAGAAGGATATTTTGCAGATAAATTAGAAGAAAAAAAGCAGTTGAGTACACAAAATAAAAAAGATGAAATTATTAATCAAATTAAAAAACTTATCAATGAGTCAGAAAACAAAAAGTAAAACAAGTCCAATAGGTGGCAAAAAAGGTTGTTTGTGTGATGATGATACATACAGCAAAGAATGTTGTAAAGGTGAATTAAGACAACAAGCAGTAGGTAAAACAAGCGGAGTAGATAGTGTAACTATTACAGAAGTAAGCGGAGTAAGAACAATAACAAGAGTAAACGGATAACAATTAAATAAATAAACAATGACTTCACAAGAAAAAAAAATGTTCACTAAACTATTCAAAACTGAATTAGGAACGCATAAAGTAGAATTAGCTTTATTAGATAACTTAAAAAGAGTTATTACAGATGGAAAATCTATTTATGATAGAGGGGTAGAATTTATAAATAAAAAAACTGCTCTACAAAAAGAATCTAAAACTTTAAACGCTGATTCAAAAGCACTTTTAAATGGAGGAGAAAAATTTTTAAATGATTTTATTAGTACTGCAAAAGATTTAGGTATTGATGTAAATAGTATTAAAGAAGTTGAACAAGCAAGAAATACACTTGGAGTACTTAACACAGTTTTAAAACAAACTGAAAATTTTTAATAAAATATAACAACAATTAATAAATATTGTTTTTAAATAAATTTAATAAATATGTCAAACGTAATTACAGAAATCAAAAAATTGCTTGGTATGGAAATCAAACTAGAGCAAATGACATTAGACAACGGCACAGTACTTGAAGCGGAATTATTCGAAGCAGGTCAAGCGGTGTTTATTGTAAGTGGTGAAGATAGAGTAGCAGTACCAGTAGGTGAGTACACTCTTGATAACGGAATGATTTTAACAGTTGAGGTAGAGGGCGAAATCAAAGAAATCAAAGAAATGGAAGTTGAAGCACCTGAAGAGGAAGCTGCACCTGAAGTAGAAGTTGAGGTTGAGGCAGCACAAGCACCAGCAACTGCTAAAAAAGTAATCGAAAGCACAGTTAAAGAATCTCACTTTTCGCAAGAAGATGTAGATGCTTTAAAAGCTGAAATCGAAAGTTTAAAAACAGAATTAGCGTCTATGAAAAATGTTGAGGTAACTGAAGTGGTAGAATTATCCGCTCAACCTTTAACACACAACCCAGATGCAAAATCAAACGTAGAAAAAGTAACTTTCTCAAAAAACAGAGGAATGAATACTTTAGACAGAGTAATGAACAAAATAGCAAACTAATAATTAATTAAAAAAAAATGGCTACTACAACAAGTATTACAACAACTTATGCAGGTGAGTTTTCAAAGAAATACATATCTGCTGCATTATTATCAGCTTCAACTATCGAGAATGGTGGAATTGAAGTAATGCCAAACATTTTATTTAAATCAGTTATCCAAAGAGTTGGAACTGATGCAATCGTTAAAAACGCAACTTGTGCTTTTGATGCAACTTCTACAGTTACTTTAACTGAAAGAATTATCCAACCAGAAGAGTTTCAAGTAAATTTAGAGCTTTGTGCTAAAGACTTCCGTGCAACTTGGCAAGGAATGGAAATGGGTTTATCAGCTTTTGATACTTTACCTAAAACTTTTGCTGATTTCTTAATCGCACACGTAGCAGCTAAAGTAGCTGAAAAAACAGAAACTAACATTTGGAGAGGTGTTACTGCTAATGCAGGAGAATTTGACGGACTTGTAACTTTGGCTACTGCTGATGCTACAGTAATTGATGTAGTTGGTACTACTGTAACTGCTGCTAACGTAATTGCTGAAATGGGTAAAGTAGTTGATGCTATCCCTGCAACATTATACGGAAAAGAAGATTTATACATTTATGTTTCTCAAAACGTTGCTCGTGCTTACGTAAGAGCTTTAGGCGGTTTTTCTGTAGCAGCTACTTCAAACAATGGTACTAACTCACAAGGAACACAATGGTTTAACAACGGTTCATTATCATTTGACGGTGTGAAAGTATTTGTTGCTAACGGTTTAGCTTCTAACTTTATGATGGCTGCTGAAAAATCAAACTTATTCTTTGGTACTTCTTTATTATCAGACTTAAACGAAGTTAGAGTAATTGATATGTCAGAAATCGATGGTTCTCAAAACATTAGAGTAATAATGAGATTTTTAGCTGGTGTACAATATGGTTTCGGTTCTGAAATCGTACTTTATACTCCTGCATAATTAATAATTAATAAATAACTATAAAAAGGTGGTGCAATAAACACCACCTTTTTTTTTAACTTTTAAAAAATATATACGATATGTGTGATTTAACTTTAGGTAGATTAGAGGTATGTAAAAATAGCGTAGGTGGTTTAAAGAATGTATACTTTGTAAATTACGGAGATGCAACAAGCTACACTTACGATGTTACAAATACTGATGTAATCGATGCAGTAGCTGGTACACCAACAGCATACAAATACGAGTTAAAAGGTGCTTCAACCTTTACTCAAAATATTAACAGCTCAAGAGAGAACGGAACAACGTTTTTTGAGCAAGTTTTAGAATTAACATTTAAAAAATTAACTCCAAAAGATAATAAAGAATTAAAATTATTATCTTACGGAAGACCACAAGTTATTGTAGAAGATAACAACGGAAATTTATTTTATGCAGGTTTACAACACGGAATGGATGTAACAGGTGGTACTATTGTAACAGGCGGAGCAATGGGAGATTTAAGCGGTTATACTTTATCTTTAACAGGAATGGAAAGAGTACCTGCTAACTTTATAGATACTACTTTAGTTTTAGCTGGGTTTACAGTTGTAAATGGTATTTAATTTAATCATTTTATAAATTTTAGAAAGCGTATTTTAACTAATACGCTTTTTTTTGCTTTAATACTTACAACCTTTACTTAAATTATCTTTTGCCCATAATGGTTGAAAATTAGTATAATGATTTAATTTAATAATATCTTGTTT